TGCCATATTTATCCATAGTCCAAATGCGTGGATAAATAACATTGTCTGGATTATTAAATATCTTTGCATCGCCGTAGTCGCCTACACCGTAGTTCCCACCACCATACCCATATCCTATCGATTCTTCCTCAACACCTGCTGGTATTTGGGTCTGAATTGTTGTGCCAGCTCCACCTGCTCCCGTAACAGCCGACGTCGCTATCGTATCCGTTTGGATGGTGAATGTATTCTCATCCACGATGTTAGTGATGATAGTTTCACCATTAATCGACGCAGCGAGGATGCCATCCACATTTCCTGATGCCGCAATCTTAATTCTGTCACCCTTCAGCAGGCCATTAGCAGGATAATTGACATACAAATAACTTGCAGCCCAAGTCATATTGATTGTGTCTTGGCCAGTACCATTCGATGCGATGCCAACATTAATCTGAACAGCAGCATTACTGACAACAGTGACAGGAAATGTTCCATTAATATTGGCCGCCGGAATACCAAAATATGTCCCTGTGACACCACTGATATTAATTAGATCTCCATTTTGGAAGTAATTGGTGATCTCCAAGGTGATGATCGGGCTATGAATAGTGAAATTGACAGGAACATCGACTGCAGAATTGTATTCCGTTGAAAACGCATTTGGTATTGCAATAGGGGTAACGTTCAAAGGTGTGATGTTATAAAATGAATCATTCTGCAAAGGAGAATAGGCATAAAGACGAGTAGTTGTTCCTATAATAGTAATAGGATTGCCCTTCTGATCCCGACAAGAAAATATATTCCGAGCTACGCCCAAAATGGTTTGATTGTTTTGAGAGAAAATGCGTTGCCATCCACCGACCTTGCGTAACTTTCCTTCCTGAAAACGAATCTTATCGCCGTCAGTAAACAAGATAGTATCGAGAGGGGTAGAATCCTCCAAAGGATTGACCCCAGGTATAATGGCCAGCTTAATGCGTTTTCCCAGGGTCGCCATGGCTACCTACTAAAAATGTTCGATGATACGCACCAATCCGGGAGATCCCGATCCACCAGAAGATACAGTTCCACCACTACCACCATTACCATATCCGATCGCGGTCAGTCCTATGCTTCCAGGGGGCTGCGAAGTGATCTGTCCGAATACCGGACTAGCTCCTCCAAATCCGGAAACGGGAGTAGGTAAATTAGCGCTGTAGCCACCGGTGCCGCCTTGTAATAGCAACGGACTCGCCGATATGCCAACAATAACTCCTGTGCCGCCTGCACCACCAGTAGTTCCTGAACCACTACTGCCACCTGTCGCTGTGATGGTGCCACCTGCAGAAGGGGAAAGGACAGTGGATCCACCCGCGCCATTCGGTGCTCCAGCCGCTCCAATGTTAACCGCGATAGATGCGCCAGCTTGTGTGGCGGTTAATTGGCACCAGAAGTAGCCACCACCACCACCACCTGCTCCACCACCACTAAATACAGTTCCACCACCACCACCACCAACACCCTCGACAGTAACATAAGAAATATTGGCACTAGCTGTGTAAGTGCTACTGGAAGTATAGATGAATACATTTGGAGGAGTTGTAGCAGAACCGCTCCCAATAGGAACGTAGGTGTGCGTCACAGGATCGATGCTGCCAATCTGGAGCCACTGCACGCCGTCATAGATATTGTAGATCCAGTCGGTGGAAACAGTAGTATTGATCCAGGTAGAACCGGCCGTCAAAATCGGCGCCGTTGGTGCTGTATTGCCGATGTTATTGGTGAAAGAGGCAAGCAATTGTGTATCTTGTGCACTCAAGTTACCATTTAACTGAGTTCCCCACACATTCGCATCAATAGATGAGTTTGGTACGGGTAATGTCCATGAAAAATTAGGCGTAGATGTAGGCATATTACATACTCAAATTATTGATGGTGGAACGTTGGGAGTTGCGTAACCGTAACTGGCTAAGAGCAACACCCGCTTTTTCAAATTCACTGGCCGCGAGTTCTGGAGATTGTAAACTGTCCCTATAGAAAATCCCGCGCGCCTTATATCTCGTAACATCCTGGGTAAAATCACCCAACCAGATGCTGGTATCATTCTCATTTACTGGGTAGGCATCTCGGTAGTAGTAATACATCTCCAATATATAATTTCCCGTATTTGTCCACGGATGAAGATATAGATTATTACCGAATATTGCCCATACGGCTGGTGTACCTTGATCCGATCCAAACCGACGGAAGTTCTTCAAGTCATAGAATGTTCTTTCCTCAAATCCGCTCGATGCAGTAACGATCGTGTATGAGTTATAATCCTGTGGAAAAACTGGCGGATTTGGAAGAGGAGGAACCGGACCAATCAACAGGATTAATTCCAGTACACTGATGAAATCAGCAGGTAATGGAACATGGTCCGTGAAAGCCGGAACATCGATATAAACCAACTCTGTATTGATAAATAGTTGTTCAATCTCGAGCTCTTTAATGGCGCTCACAATGGCATTCTGAACCTGCGTGGAAAAGCTGGCATCACGATACGTTTCTGCCAGAATCTGCGTTGTCATTTGACCAAATGTAAGCGCCATAAAGTACTATCCTATACGTTACCTTGGCAGAGATAGTCTACTTCAAGGTAGACAGTTCCTGTAGCTGCAGCGGTCGCGAGGCCAGCAGTCACAGTAAGTACCATGTTGTAGTAACCATTGTTCGAACCAACGGTGTTCTCGTTATCAGCATACATATAACCAACACCACGGGTCTGCACACCATTGGTGAATGCAGGAGCGGTATTAGCAAATACATGCACTTGACCAGCTGAACCGCCGCCAACATTACCGAGGCTAGCGCCAGTGATAAAGCGGAAAGCAGCTGGAGCATCCAGTTGATTATCACCTAATTCGAATGTACCGGTAGGGGTAGCATTCGTATCAAGGGGAGCGAAGTAAACCAGTGTTGAGAGAATCACAATCCCATCAGGAGGAATGAAATTCGTAGCAACAATGGTGTCACCATTAGCCAAAGCACCAGTCAATTCGAAATACGCACCAACACGGAATGTGTGACCGGGTACAACAGGAGACTGAGCTTGGAGATTTGTGAAGTTATAAACAGTCATGTTTCATCTCCTAAGAAGTTTGAGCGACATAAGTAGGCAGAACGATAACACCATGGTCGGTGCCATTGAACTGGATCTTCTTAATGCCCCAGATTGCGTTGATTGCGATACGGCGAGTCTGAGCAATATCAATGACATCTTCCCTTATGATGAATCCAGGCACAATTTCTTTACCATCAGAGAATCCGCGGCCTAGAGCCATAACAGCAGCATCACGACCACAGAAAATCGCACGGCGTGTATTGGCAAGAACCAGGTTGGTTCCAGAGTCAACACCATTTGGAATTTTGTCCGTTTTGAAGATTTCGGTTTGCGAGTAAACCATCGAACGCGCAATGCCACCATCTGTTTTACCAGCAGCGATCAAGTTACCGAAGATATCACGGTACTGAATAGGAGCCGAAGTATCTTGAAGTAGCGATTGCCATTGGCGCGTATGAACGTACATATGGTATTTTACACCATCACGCTCAGAGATCGGGCGAATGTAAGGACGAACGGTTTCTGCTTCAGCTTCGAGCTCATCGATATGGATGAATTTCAGCGTCGCAGTAGGATCAGCATTTACTGCTTGATCGCTTGTCAAACCATTTGGATAGTAAACACGGTTAGCACTAGGAGCAAGTACAGTGTTCAAACCTTGAAGGGTTTGTTTTTGTACGCCGGTATAAGTGTAACCATCATAAACGAAGCTGTTAGGGTTAAAGCCAGCAAGCTGATAAAGAACCGAAACCACACCACGTTGTGCCAACCAATCCATGGATACTTTGTAAGTATCTTCAGGAAGATCGTACAGAACCCGTTGTTGCGAGATCGTCATTGTGTTTGGAATCTCGATTGGGTAACGCAGTTGGTTAATAAACAGATCTTCAGTGAAGTATGTAAGCGCATTACCTTGACCGGTAGCAGCTTGATCACCAATAAGACCAGGACCAGTCTGACGTAGCAAGAAGCTAATACGAACACTGTCACCAGCCATGTTTTGGAGTTTTTCTTGTTTGGAAACGATTCCTGCTTCCATCATCGATGCGAGCAGCCCTGTATCTGTGACGAAGTCTTTATATATCCGGTTGGACCATAATTTGACTGTCTGTAGATCAGAGCTGGCGAATTGGGTAATTGCCATAATAGACCTCAAAAAGTTAAAAACAAACGATCCGGGAAATCCGGAAGGTTAAGTCAGTTCCTTTAAGCGGCCTTTTACCGTGAGGCACACGACGGCTTTTAACGTGATCCACACGGGTGCTTTGGTTTTTACCGTGAACCACACGAAGAGCCATTAACGCAGACTCGTAAGGAAAGACCTCCCGCTCTCACACACTGCCGAAGCCCAGGATGCATAAGAGGTCTTAGCTTACGAGTTTACCAAGTAATCAATAGTTTAACAAGCAAATTACATTCCACCCTGTAGTTTACGAAGCACATCGTGGAACGCTTTGGGATCAACTCCACGGCCATGTGAATTCATAAACTTATCATCAAATCTATCCAGTCCAGCGTATATTCCTACATCTTCGGATGGCTTAAGCATTACACCAGGAACTTCACGTGCTGCCGAGGCAGAAGCGCGCATGTTTTGTTCTACTTTCCCTAGATTTGTTCCCCTCGGAGCAGAAGCAGCAGGGGCTTTTGCTTGATAGCCGTAGTTCTTCGAGATCTTGTAGAACATCTCCGCCACGTTTTGGCCTTTTGTCAGTGCTGCTTGGGCAAGATTATAAAGCTTCTGGGTGGCAAGTTGTTGCGCTTCTTGTTCGTTTGCTCCCAGCATCTGAGCTGTGGCGATCTCAGCATCCACCAAATGCTTATACGCATGATCAAAGTCAGGCTGCTTCTGAACAAATTCTGCCTGCTGCATGTTCACAGCGTTTGCGAAATAACGCTCGTATTGATTGGATTCCGACAACTTGCTTTGTGCTTCAAGTTTCTTCTCAAGTTCATTGATCTTCTTCATGTAAAGATTGTGTGCCTGCTCATCCACGGGATCCAGTTCTTGGATCTTTTGTTCCTCAGCAGCATTGAGTTTATCGAGAGCTTTATTGTAGAGTTCTAACTCAGTCTGATAGCGAATACGTTCTTCCCTCTCCTTATCCAAGGCAGCTTCTAGAGTTTTCCGCTTTTCAATCTCTTTATTGAGACGTTTCTTCGGGATAACCTTAAGCGAAGCATCGTCATCATCATCTTGTTCTTCCTGTACTGGTTGAACCTCTTGGTCCATTTGGGTGTCAGTATCGGGCTCTTCTGTTTCTTGGGGAGGGAATTCAACAGGAATCTCATTAGTTTGTGGAACATTATCGGCCTCCATTTCAGCAAGCTTGTTAATACGCTCCAGTTCTTTATGAAATGCATTAACATCGAGTTTTCCCGGGGCTTTCCAATCCAAATTGGACTCTTGTAGTTGAATGTCTACACCTTTGGCGTCACTAATTGTTAACTCTGAATTATCTGTCATATTTTACTTCCATTGTTTGTTAATATTGCAGGTTTTTGATCCATCCAACTCACGTATAAGAGAGATATGTTGGGCTCTCCAGCGGTGAATAATGATTTCCTTTAATTCCTTTAGTTGGGCACGCATATCCGCGAATAACGTGTCCGCCTCCATATGATTCTCAATATGGTAATGGAACAAAATGTACTCTAACTCATCGAGGAATTGTTCTTTGAAGGTTGTAAATTCCTTTAAATGGGAGTCCAAACGAACTTCTATCTCATTTAACTCGGCAGGCACCTTAATCTTCATAGTTATGCTCCTCAGATGAATTATTGTTGTATGGCCATCTCCTTATACATGCGTTCAGCATCCATGCTTAAGTTGGCCATCTCTCTGGCACTACGGACCTGATCATAATCAGCTTGGGCATTGGCTTTCTTGGCAGCCATAAATGCATCCACATCCGCATGCTCTAATTCTTTCTGTTTCAGCATCGCATCGGCCTGCGCTCGCAGAGCCTCAGCTTCCTGTTTTGCGGCCGAAGCTTGTTTGAACAACACTTCCGCCTGTGTTAGCGCTTCCATCATAGGATCTGGTCCTTGAGGAGGAGGGGGCGCCATCATTTGCTTGATCTTACCGAGATTTTCCCCATCAAATGGAGCGTATTCCATCACCAATGGCATAATGTCCACAGGATTAGGCTTATTAGCGAGAATTCCAGCAAGCTGCAGAAGTTTCTCAAATATTGTCTGTCTTTCATCTGGCGTGTGCGGCGTCTTTTCAATGGTGACATCATATTCATCCGTTAGATTATCCATCAAGAGCGGTACGTATTGTGCCGATCCTTCTGGAGTAATGTGTTTGATGAGCCTACCTTCCGAGTTATCGACCAACACACGTAAGATATCTATCATGACATGCCCTGTTTCGACCGTATATTGCTCTAGGGCATCAAAGTAAGGTGCAAGCACCATAAGACCCTGACGAACTAACTGTGCGTTTAACTGGGCAGTCATGAGCTTAGAATCAGTCATGCCCATAAAATCAGGGGTAACACCAATCACTTCCATGAGAGAGCGATTAGCAAAGTCGATCATTTGAAGCAGTCCATCCGGGACCGGGGGAGCGATCTTCGGACGGACTTTATTGGCCATAAGCGCGCCGGGACTGTAAATAGTCACCTGCGCAGCCTTGGTATAAGTATCGAGGAATCCTTCCAAGTTAGGCACAGCATCGGATTCGATCTCTACGCCACCCTTTGGAATGGTTTTCAGGAATCCCTCGTAGTCGGATACAGCCTGGTTCATGAGACGCTGAGGCTCTTTCATGGAACGTACCATGCCGTAGTAGCACTGGCGGATCTCATCATACTTTCCGGTCATGCACTTCATGGAGAAGGACTTCTGCGTAAAGTTCTCAGACTTGCGAATAACTTGATTGCCTACAATATCAGCACGGTAGTATTTCCATTGTTTCTGCATAACGGACTTAACGTTCTCAAAACCTAAAGTTCTGAATGCTTCCTTCATGGTGGCGTTATCGCCAGAGGGAATCGGAACAATCTTATCCATGTAGGGATTGCATTTGTATTTCTCCTGCATCACCTTGGCGAGCTCTACCACTTGCTGCGTGTGCGGATCATTTGGATCGCCTTCAAAGCCTTGCAATGGATTCTCGATGCGGTAGAAGGGAACCTTATCTCTCCATTGATATTGGTAGATAACGCCCAAGGACTTCACAATCATAACAGTATCAAAGAAGTCTAAGAACCGCGCATCGACAGCTGCGCCAAATTCGGCATCTGCTTCTTCTTTTTGGTCTTTGTTCAGTCCAACTAACCATTGATGAAGTTTGTTTCTATCAATAATGTGAGCTCTGCAAAGCCAGTTAGCTGATCCCAAGTTCTGGTTACGAGTTGTAACGTCCCACATCATGAAGTAAGGAAATATGCGCTCAGCATACGCCTCGCCATTGGGGTTCTTATCGTACTCAATGTTGTAGTCCACAAACCCAAGTCCACAGATGAGCATATCACGCATGGCAAGACTGGTCTGGTAGCGATAGTTGGATGTGTCTTCTATCCACCGAATACCGTCATTAGCAAGATCGGTATAGCCCTGCTCTTGTCCACTAAGAAGGCGTGGCACACACTTAATGTCCGAGCGGTTTTGGATTTGAAAGCCAGTGATTGCATCGAGAATGGTCTGCGTACGGTTGATGGTACGCGTAGGCATATTGTTTGCTAGTTGTCGTTGGTAGTCTTCTTGGAGCCATTGGCTGCCTTCGTAGATCCCGAAATTATCCCTGATCTCATTCGCCCGCCACCAAGCCGTGACCAGCAGGTTGTCCTGGATGTTGCCATGAGCTTCCGCAACGATGTCATAGTCACTTTTCATGAAATAGCCTAGATATATCTTGTACCCAAAATAGTATCCAGTTTACGATGTATTTGCAACTTTAAAGCACTTTCTGTGTATACAATTTCAACCCGATTGTATACAATGAAAGAAAAAAGGAGCTACTATGAACGAAGATACAGTTGCAGCAATGATGAAGCAGCGAAAAAAGTACTTTATGCTCAAGTCAGCTGTATCCCAATCTCTGCTCTGCAACACAAAACTGGAAGCCCTCGGTGACAGGGTCATCATGGAATTCCGGAGATTCTTCGAAACTTCTGACATTTACCTTGAAATAGAATTGATCCAGCTGAGTATGAAATTCATACGCAAAAGCGGCGGTAAAAAATATCTCCGTTATTTCCTTTCCATCGATCATAGTGGCACTGATATAGACACTTCGAAAGAAATATGTGCACATATACGGTCGCTGCTTGAAGCATCCAGAGTCGATTATGAATCCGTATCTCCAAAGAATGAGAAGACCATCGAGATAGAGTTCTACTCGCGCTATTCTGATGGCAACGATGTCTAAGATGGAACGGCTGATAAAGCAGTTTTGGGATGTAAGCAAACCAAGCGTCGCTACAAGAGCTCCTCTCACAGAGATAGAGCAAGAACTCTACGAGGAGCGTGCAGCCATCATGCAGTACGATGCAGGTATGTCCCGCAAAGATGCAGAAATGGCCGCACTACAATATATACTCGGTTATCGGCACAAGCCCTAGGCGGAAACATTGTGCGCAGGGATGCTGTCGGGACCAATCAGCTCATAGATCTTCGCATAAACGGAATCAAACAACTCCACGGCTTTCTTATTGCCTTTAACCTTCTCGGATAGGTAACTTTCATTAGTGCCGAATATGACCTGCAGCGCGTAGTAGCCATCTTCTAGTTCCATTACGTGCATAAACTTGATCAACTCGATGTTGACGAGTACGCCCGCTTTCTTCTCAGTTGCGCCCAGTAGTATAAATTTAGCCAATTTTACCCTCTATTAGATCCAATACAATATTTCTCAAAAGGCGCGCCTCTTCTATTGTAGCAAAGGGCTTGCTAACCACCGTACTACCAGTCTCTGAATCAATCTGACAAATGCTAACAACCCATCCAGATAGGGCGCGACCTTCACATACCTCTATCTCTTTTACATAGTCTATATTAATTGTAAGATCACACTTAAAGTATTCTGTGGGTAAGCGTACAAATTTAGCCATTTAGTTCTCCTTTTGTTATTGCTCATGCGATGATGGGGCTAGCACAAATGGCGCTCCATCCTGGACTATCGGACGTGCGTGCTGCAAACGTATTTGATCTGCTATGGTATAAAACATATTGAGAGCATCATACTCACTTTCGTAAGGTAAGCTAGAATATTCTGTAGAATTTACCAAAGTGATTACCAGCGTAAAATGATTAGGCGCTTCCCTATCGACAGCTAGTGCCGCGATATAGAATATATCTACAAGCACCTCCTCTCCATCAACAGGATCGGTCAGTTGTAAGTAGTCAGGCATTTGTCTTTATCCTCCATGTTCTCATAGATCAGCTTAAAGTACTGTTGTGCTTTCTCTTCTGTATGGAACGTATATTCAGTAGTCATGATGGCCTTATGATCTTCTTTCATACACACCTCAATGATCCATACATGCATCCATACGAGCTTATCTTTCCACAACTTGACGCCTGCTACCTCTTTCATTTCTAAGAGATGTACTTTGTTCTCATCATCGGTGATTAGGATATCCTTGCTCTTTCTCATTTCTTCCTACCTTCATGATCATCCCTCATCTTATCGTATAAATACTCTAGCAGCATGAGTATGCATCCCATTTCCTTCTTGGTGAACCTGCGTTTAAAGCACTCATCGCACAACAATTTGATTCCCTTTACCGCCAAAGCATCCATCGCTACCTCCCACCATATAATGCGTGATAATCCACGTTATTCCCACCGGGCCATTCAAAAGTTGCATCGAGCAGCCTACTCAAGGAATCGATCATGTCGTCATGGATGCCTACAGGGAACGCTAGATACTCTTCTTCGATGAACTCCTCAATTAAATCTACTACAATACCTTCATAGTTGGTCTTCACTAACTTCTCAGGAAGATACACGCGCTGCTCATAGAAGTAAGGAATAAGTCTACGGATACGATCCTCCTTGGAAAGGCTGCCACCGATCTCTGTGATGAAGAACCGATAGTTGCGCTCATCCATAGCTTTCTTCATATACTCAGCGTCAAGTTGCATTCCGTAACGCTCATAGAGCACATATTTAGGTCTGTACTTAGCATGTAGTTGAAACAGGGCATCCTCGCGTTCTCTCAGGTTAAGTTTATCCCTAACCCAGTCCAGCACGTAAATGTTCCTGTCCTGTCCAAGGCCAACCACGCACATGGAGGTATAGTCACTGCTCTTCTTCTTAGAGGAGGCAGGATCGATCGTGATGTAGCAGTTATAAGCACTACTGCTAAGCTTGCCCTTGTAGAACATGAGCCAGTCACGCATGAACTCGCCGCCACCCATCGGGGCAGGGTTCTGTTGGTATTGTCCAGCAAATGCGTAAGCACCGAGAGCCCTTTTTTCCTTCTCGATCAGCTCACCATTCATTCTATCGGGATGGAGTAGTTCCCCTTCCTCAACAGTCTTCTTGAATGCCCCAAAGTCATAGACATGTTTCTTCTCAGCAATAAGCTGGATCTTCAAATGCTCCCATCCACCCTTCTCGAGCAAATGTCCCGTCAGATCGTCCTGATGCAGTCTTTGCATAATAACAATGATAACACCGTTCTCCTTATCATTGAGCCTAGTAGCAAAGCTTTGGTCAAACCAAGTGTTGGCATTATCGCGCTCAGCTTGTGAACGAGCCTGCAGAGCCGACAAGGGATCGTCTACGATGAGGAAGTTGCCTCCTTCCCCCGTAACAGTGCCACCCGTTGATGTTGCGATTCTAAAACCCCTTTCCGTCGTAACATACTTGGCCTTGGTATTTTGATCTTCTAACAACTGAACATGAGGAAATAACCATTTGTACCATTCGGTCTGTATTACTGCCCTGCAATCTACTGAATGCTTCATGGATAGGTCGCTGGAGTAACTGGCGCACATGATCTGTTCACCTGGGTTGTGCCCCAGCAAGTATGCAGGGAAGGCCACACTAACAGAGATGGATTTCAGAAACCTAGGAGGGATGTTGATGATCAGCCGTGTTATCTGCCTATCGCGACAGGCCTGGAGGTATTCTGCTATCAGATCAATGTGCCAGTTGTGTTTATAGGAAGCATTCGGATCCACGACACGAAAGCATCCACGAATGAATTCGGATAGATTGGTACGATACTCTGCCTGGATCACTCGGATCTTTTCTTCTTCAGATAGTGTATCTAGGAAACTTCCTTGCATTCTGTCTCTATAAGTCTCGATTTCATGCGCTCTAATATCTCAGCGTCTTCGTTTTTTAAGTTGTAGTTCACCATCACTTGGTTATTGATCGCCACTAAGGGATCTTTCTTCACTGGGATAATTCTATCCATAACGATTTTAATGCAGGTAACATCCCCTTGCTCAGCCAATTGTATGGTCTTAGAGATGATACTTTCTGCTTTCTCTTCCATCATGGCCATGGCCTGTTTGACGGTAGATTTAAAGTTCAAAGTACCTTTTGGCTTGCCTCCAGGGTTGCCTGATTTACCCTTTTGGAACCCATTATACCTAAGTTTTTCAGGTTGAATTTCTGTTGTTTTCTGAACTTCAACAGCTTCATTCATGATTACAAATCATCTGGACTAGAGTGAATACGAGGAACAATCCTCACAGGAACAACTTTTGCATGCTTAATTATTTTAGATGTATAGCTCTGTAAGTCGCGCACAGCCTGATCTGTTGGAGTTTCATTCATAGCAGCCACAATGCTTGCGAACTGCACCCGTACATCATTATTAAGTGCCATCATCTTATCTACCTCCAACTTATCCTGCAAAGTCATGCGATCAGATTTCATACTTTTTCCCTGGGCATTAAATGAATTATAGGACAGATCTCTATAAGTTCTTCAATCTCGCCTTCTATTTCAAAAAGATTGTTTCTGAGTTCATTCATTAGATAAACATGATGATTGAGGTCTTCCCAATAACCTTCAATCCTATTCTTTAACTCGGAAAGTCTCTCCAGAAGATTCATACTTTTCATAGTTTAGCTTCCAAATTAGCCATCTTTACTTTGAGTGCATCAATCTCAGACAACAGGTCCACTTTGACCTTTGAAACAGAGGCATCGAAATGATTCAGCATAACGCCTGCATGATCTTCTAGAGTGCTTTTGAACTTCTCTGCAAACATTTCCAAGTCTGTTTTTACTTCCGTAGCTGCGCCTTCAATAATATTGCTCATCTTATGCTCCCTTGTATGCTTTAATTGTATACAAATAATAGCAAGTCTCGTAGAGTAAATCAATCAGTAATTACATTATGGAGTAAAAATGTTGGATGTTGGATTAGGGCCCACAGAAGCACAATTATGCATTCAGTTTATGAATCAGCTAAACCAGCTAAAGCAGCTAAATTACTTCGAGACGCCTTTCATCATCATGCATGTGGCCAACGAGCGTAAGTCTACGGGAAGCAAACTGAATGATATGCTTTACAACAAGAAGCTCAAAGCAATGGGGATGCTTAAAGGCGCTCCAGATTACATCATTACCTATCGTTTTGGTAAAACCGCTGCAATTGAATTCAAGAGAAATGCTAAATGCAAGCCTTCTCCAGCACAAATGGCCTTCAGGGAAGAATGGGAAGATCTAGGAGCACCCTATCTACTGACTTACAGCGTCGAGGAAGCTATAGGATTTATCCATGATTTAACTGAATTATAATGCTTTCTTATATTTTCTATTGACAACTACGCTATTTTATACTATTCTATTGTTATCTTATGATAAAGGAGATAGCAATGCAGCACTTTAAAACCATACAACAATACGGTCAGGATCTCATAACCGAGTTTGTCTGCGCAGTGGAAAGAGAATGCCCCCAAGAAATGGTGAGGGAACAATCCTATGTAGAACACTTCAAGCGCACAGTAGGTACATTCCTTTCGCTTGCTAATGATGACTATGCAGCAAAGCAGGCTAAGGTGAGAGGCTGGGATGATTACGCTGCCAAAGTGATCGATGCAATGTTCGATCGTAGTTATGAAGGCATTGTGTATGATGACAGTTTGGACAACATTACTAATCTATGCGAGGAGCTCATCTCAGCAATCGAATGTGTTTCTGAGGAAATGGATGATGCTGAATACGAACATAAACGTCAACTTGTGAGTGATTACAGATGGATGGTATTGTAATCTGTGTATACATCTGATATAAAAACTCTGCCAGGAAGGGTAAGATATCGCTGCGATAACTTCACTTTCCTCCTTCCTGGTTCTTTATTGATAGCACTCTGCGGTTTCTAACATTGCAAGCTGTTCTTTCGTTCTGGCAATAAAGGCCGCACTCAATTCATTCTTCTTGGAAAGTATCTCTTCCGTATCTGGTCTGCCATAAGTTGTGGCGAGTACGTATTCCCCACCAAGCCTAACGATCTCTCTCTCGATATCGCTAACGCAAGCGCTTTGTTGTTCTACCAACAATGCATGCAATTCATTTTCTAATTCTTTTAAGAGTGCTGCATGACCGCTATCGCGTGCTTTAACCATCCTAAAACCCAATGATATTCTAGCACGCTCAAAGTCTGTACAAACTGGCTTGGCTGCTTCAGGTCTAGCTATTGCCTGACAACGCATCTCGTGAGGAGTGTATCCTACAGGCTTGGATGAATTTCCGTACTTCTTTACACTTTCCTGCTTGTATTTGGATTGCCTATTGATCCATGCAAACCAATGCTCCGAATATCTTTCTGGGGCAGCTGCTTTTGTACCCCGGTTAGGACTGAGATTGTATTGCTTAAACATCCGGAACTCTCTTTCTATCTCTTCAGGAGTAAAGCCAAGCATCCTGCCATCCTTGATCATGGAATCACTTAACTGCAGGTCACTAATTGCAATGAGATTGCTCATATTTTCATCCTTTTCCTTCTTATTTTTAAAAAATGCATACATTCGTAGGTTAACAAAACCCGAGTCCTGGATTGTTGGAACCAATACATCCATGCATTCATGCTTTTTTATTTCTTTTTTCTTTGATTTGTACCTGTGCCGGATAATAAAGCGGTAAAATACCTGAGAATTCGACCTGATAGCCTCCAGCTTGGTGATTCTTTCGTGTAATAAATACAGCCAGTAAGGATTATTATTATATTCTATAGTCTGTTCTCGCACAGGAATCTGGAAGTCATAAGAGGCTTTCTTACGATTCTCAGTTCGATGATCTTGGTAATCAGGATTTCTCACTACCAGTCTAGTATCATATCCTAAGCAACGATTTAGATAATCCTCATCCATCTCGAGCTCTGCCAGTCTCTCCATATCAAGACGGAACATTCGAGTGTTGTCTTTCATGATCTTTCCGTTTTTCCTGATGACGCGCTGCAAGCCTTTAGGCGTTTCCTGAACAATGAGAATGCCCAGCTTTATCAAATCAGCAAATATACGACGTACAGTCATCTCGGAGACAGAACAATTGCTCAAAATGTAATTGGCAAATTGTTTGTAAGTGGCTTTCCACCAGAAATGCTCTTCATCCCAGAGGCCAAAGCGGGAAATCTTGATCTTACCAGCAAGCTTGGCTATCTTGAAAGTACGCGCTTGTGAATGAAGGGTATTAGTAGCATAAGCTAATAGGTTTCGTCTGGGAACAAAAGGGAAGCGACTGTCAGGACCACATAGATAGGGAAGGTCCAGTTTCTCCTGGAAAGGTCTTTTACGACGGTTCGACTTAGAGTCGAAGCTATCACCAGGAGTTGCAACTTGTTCTAAGGAACCTTCACTATTTGCAATCTGTAGTGCTTTTTCGTATTGACAGTAGGTATTTTTAGAAGTATACATTTAATAACAAATCGTTCCTGTAGTCAGATACTTGTATGTTTTGTTGTAGCAAATCGATTGGTTCTAATAACAGTTGGTTGGTTCTAATGACAATTGGGCCGGTTGTTTTGTTTGATAGGTTTTGAAAAGACTCTATTGCGTGGGCCGCCAAACGCTTTCTTCCCGTCTAAAGGTTTCGGCGTAAGCGGCCCGTTATTTAAAATTTCCCTATTATTATCATATATTTAAGCTAGTAAGCAAGCACTTATTCTGCTTTTGTATACAATTATTTTATTTGAACAGCGGTCTGACAAATTCCAGCACCCACATTCCCATCAAGATAAATCCTCCAACAGCCGCCAAATCCGCCATTTTGCCAGCGGTTCTCATTACAAACCCACCAGCGTTTTCATCTTTTTCCATAATGTATCCTCGCTCTTAGTTACATTCGCACGTAAATCCGACAGACATTTATTATATCCCACCGGATCTCCGATTGTACCATCAATAGCTTCATCCTTTCTCGTATATTTCCTAGGACTGCCTCCATCAGGCTTTCTCTTAGGTTGATGCTTCTTATAATCAGCATCCTTCTGAGCACGAATGGCATTGTAAGGCCCACCCTCACTGCGCTTCAATTCATACAAAACGGACGTTACACTCCTGCCAAGCATGCCTGCAATAGCCGTGCAGGTCTTCTTACGGTAATATTTCTCGACTACTTTCCGCTCTTCAAACGTAAAATGCCTTGGTTTTTTATCAATAGTCATATTTTCCTCTTGCTTTTGCAACTGTTTGTATACATATTGCTGTTAACGCCACCTACTTTTATACACACAGGGCGCATTGCAGCGTGGACTTCGCAGTCAATGTAGGTGGCGTTATTCAAATGCCGCCCACACCATAATTATCATAACCACCAACATTAATGCTAGTAGCATACCTACATCACACATATGCAGACCAACTATTTGGAGCCTGGCTTTCCTTCTGAAAAATAATCGGCCCCTCCAAGGAGGATAAAGGCGACAACGCCGTAACACCACCAAGTAAGCACCGACAGCAGAGGGAACAAAAACAAACACCCAATAATAAAGGCTAGTGCTAGAATACTAAAATTCATCACCTTCCTCCTGCTGTATATCCCTAAAAAATAGGGGCTTGGGCATTGATTCGTACATGTGCATGATAGCAGCCAACAACGCACACCCCACTCCTATAGATATGCACCATATCAATACGGATGATAGGGAAACGCCGGCGATACAGCTAACTATGAAAGCAAAAGCTAATAATTGTACCATTCTTATCTCCTCAATTCATCTGCAATACGTTTATGCATTCTTTGGATACTTTCCATTCTGTCATCCATTTCTCGGTACCATATATTAAAGTAGTTCAGAAATACTTTGAAACTCACACAACACACACAAACAAAAAAGCACACCCAGAAAAGATACGATGATAAAACAAAAGACAAATATAACAATCCGATCGATGTGATCATCAAATAATCTTCTAATCTATACATTCTGTTCTGCTTCTTGGCTGTGATCTACAGTGTTCTTATTCATGTACGCTATGACATCATCCTTGTAATAACGAATCGGGGAACGTAATCCAGAACCTAACTTTATGTACTTTGGACCCACTTTGTTAAGACGCCACTGCGCTAGTGTTCCTATATTGAATCCTAATAATTCAGCGGCCTCTGCAGGCTTCAGCATGATACGATCTTTATCCATTGAATTTACCCATTACTTGATTGTTGATTGATCCCAAAGGTTTAAAACTCTCGACTTCCCCGTCTTCAGAGACCTCAAATCTCCCTCTATCCTTTGTCTTCTCGTTAGCCTCGATGATATAGACATGAGCCTCGCGCGAGCGGAACATATCGCCAAGCTCGGATGCATCTGAAGGATATTGCGCAGCAAACTTAGAAAGTTCTTTCTTATGAAGTTCCTTCCAATGCTTGTAATCTTCGAGTGCTTCTAGATTCGTGATTTCTTCAATCTTGAACTTCAGATACTCATGAGCTTCATTGCTTTCCATGAACTTACCATCAAGACCGAAAACATTCTTATGCTTCTCAAAAGTCTCCTTCATATCCTGATTCACTGCCTCAGTGATCGTCATCGGTGCTGCAGGAGAAACGTTTCTAATTGTTTCAAGCTCTGTTTCATCTAAAATACCAAGTCCTGTTATAGATAAAGTCACGCGACGCTTAGCCTTCGTTTCGGCTTTCATAAAAGCATTTGCTAAAGCATCCCCTTTCAATCCGGTAATATTAACCGCTCCGATGGATACATCAATACGACCACTGGCATCCGACGCATAAGCAATCACCATATGAATACCATTTTCGGTGCTGCGTTCGAGTTTGGTGATACTCACACCATGAATTTTCCGTAACTGATCTGTGGCATCCTTTTTGGCATACATCGTCAATTTACCATTAAGGGTCATGTACTCAAAAGGTTTTGTCAAAGGATTCAAACGTAACGATTCGCAGGTCTTGTTGTAGAATTCCAAACGCTGACTGGAAGTCAAAGAGCTGAGATTTCCAGTTACCAATACCGCTTCTATGGCAGCTATCACGTCTTCTTTAATTAGATTATTCATCGTTTTTTCTCCGTTCGAACTCTTCCGAGTCCCTTTTATCAAGTTCATCTTCCCACATTTTTACCGTTTCAAGATCAACATTCATTGCTTCTCGGCAAAGCTCTATCAGCTCGTTTAAAACAGTCCCAGTTTTAGGATTGGTTTTTACAATATTCTCCATATGACGGAGAATATGGAAACAAGCATTGGCACTGCCATTTGATTCAGCGATAAATATCTGCAACTCTCTGTACGTATGCTCGCGAATATATGATTCTACTGCTGGCATAATCTTTCTCCTAAACTGTTATAAGACTATTATACATTTTCATTCGTTTTATTTCGTCTTCCAATACTTTGATGGACTTCTCCGTCTCTTCGGAGCAATACTCAATCAAATAATTGAAAAACGACTCCGGCTCGACTTCGCTCCCTATGTGTTTTCTGATGAGTTGCTTTATCTCAAAAAACGCTGACATTCGCCCGCGCGCTATAGAAACTTCTGCAAGATCTTTATCCTGTCCCGGTAACGCCGCTGGTCTCACTGTGCAATTCCTCAAGTTGTTATACTTTTATTATACATAGAAATAATGTATTGTCAATATAAAATATCTATACGTATAATAATTGAATATTATAGCAAAGCGATGCATCCAGATGTTGAAAATCGCGGGGTCTTTACCACATAAATTGCGGATATTATAGCGGAGAACCCCGGAGAAGTAGCGGAGAACTCCGAAGGTAGCTGTCTAATTAGAGCTAATTTTTTCTAATTAGACAGAGGAATTATTTTTTACCCCTGTTGACAACAACTTTTAGGTACAGTGAATTTAGGAGCTCCTTTGATACCAGGTAAAAAATAATCTGTATACAAACGAAGAATCGGTGATTATAGTAAACCCATAGTACTTAAATCTAAGCACCAAAAGCATATGTTTTTAGGAAAGTGAATGAGTGGGATATTTACGAAAAAACAGGCAGCTGTGTCGAAGATGTTTCAGATACGATTCGATTCGTACATCCGCAAACATTTCGATGTTGATTACCTGACGAGAGAGAATCTCGTTGCTAGCCTAGCACGAATGATGCGAAAACTCAACTTTAGAAAATTAGAAGATCATCGTATCGACGGCTGCGTCTACATGATCAATTATTTTATGTGGCTGAGACTTAAGATGAAATTCATCGATGAAATCCCTCCGGACGCAGAACAAAAGATGTGGGATTGTTTCGCTTATACATTCAATCAGATGACAGGATATAAATATGACTAATACTATTATCGGCTATGCCCGTATCTCCACAGGAGATCAAACCCTTAATCTACAGATGGATGCCCTCAAGGCTGCTGGGTGCACGAAGATCTTCCAAGACCAGGCCAGTGGCGTTAAGGAAAAAAGACAGGGATTGGACGCTGCTCTAGAGTATCTAAGAGAAGGCGATACAATCGTCGTATGGAAATACGACAGGATAAGCCGTAATGTCAAACATCTGTTGGAACTACTACATATATTTAAGGAGAAGAACGTAACTTTCCGAAGCATCACGGAAGGCATCGATACCTCTACCCCGATCGGTAAAATGATGTACACCATCATAGCAGGATTCGCCCAGCTCGAGCACGATACCATCTGCGAACGGATTAGAGAAGGTGTGCACGCAGCCCGCGTAAGAGGGGAACCAACCGGTCGTCCAGAGAAAATAAAGAAAGAAGATCATCCAGCTTTTAAAGCCCTGTTCCTAGATAGAGAAGTGACCATCGAAAAAATATGCAAACACTTCAATGCCAGCAAAACCTGCGTGTACAATACAGCGCGCAAACTCGGAATAGCAGCGCTACAACGCAAACTCGTCAACACAACTACTGTTGTGGACGTTCTTCCTGACTCAGACGATCCCGCTCCCGCGTCTCCACAATACACTTATCAACCAGAATACTCAGAAAATTAGAGATACTACGGTATTCTGTTTTGGCCAGCTTCCGAATGTCGTCCAGTTTTCCGCGGTCTACCCTTGTCGATATCACTGCCTTCTGATTTTCTATGTTTCCTGCCATGGTTGATTCCTTTATCGTTGCACTGCTAGTTGAAAATATGGTAGTATTATACAGTCTACAATGTATACTATCAACTAAATAAGGTTGTGCCATGTTACCAAGCCAGGAACCAAGGGATCAGATGATATTCAGCCATAACTCGGAAAGCTCCAGATTTCTATCCAAGATAGTAATTATCTTATTCATTGCCTTGCAGATGATAGCAGGTTTTATGTTCTCTAATTTTTACAATGAATTCAAAGACTTAGAGGATAAAGTTGATGCATTGGATCATAAACTTCAGCGCATTTGTGATGAATTCAACATCCTCATAATGCCTCACGCAATGCCCCTATCAGAGGATATCCAATGATTACGATACTAGCTTCCCTTCTTGGATTTCTCGGAAGTACGCTTCCAAATATATTTAAGTTATTCCAGGACAATCAGGACAAGGCACAAGAGCTAGCAATAATGCAAATGCAGATTGAGTTTGCTAAGCTAAACTTGGCAACACAATTGCAGGAAGTTCAGGTTGCTGCTGCAGGAGAGGAGCTAAAGACGCTTTATTCTACCTATGAGACAGGCGTTAAATGGGTTGACGCACTCAACGGATGTGTCCGTCCCGTCATCGCATTTTCATTCTTCTTTCTATTTTTCATAGCAAAGCTGCCATGCATTGCACTTGCTTTTCACGATATATATCTTGGACAAACATTCTCTGAAATTGTCCTTTACGGTCTGTGGGGAGACAATGACTCAGCGATATTTGCCGGCATTATTGCGTTCTATTTTGGTAGTAGGAGCATGTCCAAGATAAAATGATTGTTCCTCCAGTTCCCCAAGCAGCTATTGATTTAGTGAAAAAGTTCGAAGGATGTCGATTAGGTAGATATAGTGATATCGCTGGCAATGCCACTATTGGTTATGGCCATCTCTGCAAACCAGGCGATGGACTAAACTACATTGACGAAAATACAGCTGAGAAGTTATTAGTGCAGGATCTGCTGGTGGCTGCTGCAGCAGTGGTACGTTACACGAAAGTACCACTGAATGAAAATCAGTATGCGGCCCTAATTGATTTTGCTTTCAATGAAGGATGTGGCAGCTTACAACGATCCATTATTCTTCAAAAGATAAACCGCTCAGAATTCAGCGAAGTTCCAAAAGAATTTATGCGATGGGTCTGGGCAAAAGGAAGACGTCAAAAAGGCTTGATAGCCCGTAGACAGGCAGAAATTGATCTATTTATGGGTACAGCATGAGATTTTTAAGCGCTTCAGAATACAATCAACTAATTTATCTGGTCGCTAAAGTCGCCAAGCAGTCGGTTCATGAGCATGAACATTATGGCGATGATTTGGAAATACCATTGCGCCAATTCTTTAAAGATGTCGGTGATTATATGGACACGTTGAGTAATTGCGGCGGTAAGTTAGATGGAAATTGAGGGGAAAATGAGGTTTTTAAGCGTTTCAGAATACAAAATGTTAGTCTATCTTATTGCTAAAGTCGCCAAGCAATCACTAAACCAGCATGAGCACCATGGGGATGATCTAGAAATCCCGGCAAGACAGTTCTTTAGAGATGTAGCCAGAGACATGGACTTGTTGGATTGTTTCGGCAGCAAGTGGGATGGCAATTGATCACAAATTGTGACCACCTCACATTGGCTGTTGTCTGCCAAGATAATTAGAAATCAAACGCTCTTTCGACGCAGATGATTGACGTTTCAATGTCATCAAAGGCTTCGACTTGTTTGCCTTCACATGTTGCTTTACTGTCTTGGCTTTGGATTTTTCTTTCAATTATTGTTCAACTCCGTATCGCCAAGCTTCTTGAGTCTTCCTTTCTTGTTATTGTAAGGTGGCATCTTTCCACCGGCCTTAGAAACAGGCTTATCCCTATTAGGAGAAAGTTGGGAAGAAGTAACACGTACATTGTTGCGTCCACCAACATCTGCACTAACACCCATTCCAACATTGTAATCCGCAGAACTGCCAGCCCGACGGGGTAATCTTGGAGGGATAGAACTATCTTGTTGTAGAAGTTTGCGAGCAGGAGTCGCTCTCCGCTCTGTGGGCAAGTTAGATCTCTTGCCAAGCTTATCGCCTAACTTTCCAAGAGTAGTAGGCGTACGCTTCATCTTATCTCTCAAATAATACGGCTAATTTCTCACGCGCTCTTTGTAATCCTGCACGATGTCTATCGTCAACACGATCTGCATAACTAGGATTCATTTTCTTTTTGATATCCGCTGCAAATTTGGCAGACTCACTCATCCTCGATGATTCATCCGAACCCTTTTTGCTGCGATCGTATTGTCCTCTTGGCATTATTTACCTCTAGGACCAGTGCGCCTAGGCATAGATTTCAATGTAGCAGCAAGATCAGCACGCTTGCGCAGGGTTGGATTCTTAGAATGTTCTGCTTTAACCAGCTTCTTCTCGGGAATCTTCTCACCTTTTTTGATGTGTAATTCCTGGCGAAGTGCACCTGGTTTTTTTATGGCTTTGCTGATCCAATTTTCGGTCATTTCTTTTTCCTACCAGTGCGTCTAGCTTCGCTTTCTGCGATAGCGATAATCTGCGCACGAGGACGCGGCTTGGCTTTGCCCTCGTTTGCATGATACAATTCTTTGATATTTGAACTGATCGTTTTTTGCGACGTTCCCTTCTTCAAAGGCATCCTAGTATTCTCTTTCAGACTGATACTTAGGTTTCATGTAACGAGCTCTGTTTTCCATTGCGGAAGTCTTAGCACCACTACGGAGCACTTCATCCATTTGAACATCATGGATAGCACTGAAGCGATTCTTCAAAGGAGTCAAAGGCTCATCCCAAGGCTCACCTTCATCATACGAAGGAATACCGAGTTCCAAAGTACCCAGGCATTCATGCTTACTGGTGCGCTCTCTACGTGCCATTTTTTTATCTTCTCTTTTTTCTTCATATCTTGCCATTTTTATCTCCATTTTCGAATATGTTGTGGGCAATTGTACAGTTAATTATAGTATTTTAAATCTACGGTTTCAAATTTATTCGCACTGATTCAACCATTTTATGGGGCAGAACTACAATTTGTCAGGGCATTCCCAGCGGCGGTGAAGGAACCACCGAGCGTGCCAAGATTAGATAGGTTATTATACTGTCCATGCCAATATAGAGCGGGAGCCGTACCCGTCGGCGTTTGGCCATTGGAACCCAAATTCACAGGATTGCCACTATTATAGAACAATGCAATGTTAGTCGGGCTTGTGAAATCCAAAAACTGCCCTGGAGCAAAATAGAACTCGCTTACACAACCATTGGTGTAGGCTCCCGCTTCATTAGAAGGGGCATATCCTAAGATATAAGGAGTATCCGTGGAGAATGCTGTTACGAAAGAACCGCCACTGAAGGTAGGGGACCCCGGTCCCGATCCATTAATGTACATTGTGCCAACACTGGAAGACGCATTCCAGGAACATACGATATTGTTCCAAGTGCCAGTGGTGAGAGTCACAGTCGTCAGGATGTTAATGTTAGCCGTATTAGCACTGTTTGCTATGGTGCACTGCGCTCTATTATTTGTATGATTGTAACGCAAAAAGAAAATATTCCCTGCAGTTGTTCCAAAGATCATGTTATCAGTTTGGAAGGCAGTAAAATTCACCCACACACTGATGATTCCGGTGCTGGCAGTATCGAAAGTAGTAGTAGTTGGAATAGTGATGCGACTAGCAGTGCTAGTTCCACTAAAGAAAGCTGCTACATATCCCGAAGGGATATTTCCAGTAAATCCTGCAGCCATTAACATACGAGTTGCGCTGAATGCCATATTAATCCCTAAGATGCAAAGTTTGCGCCAGATTCAAAACCGTACCAAGTAGTGCCATTATTGTGAGTCGTCATGACGATAACATCAACATGATTCGCTGTCGTGGTTAATGTAGGAGATGTTCCTCCTGGCCAAATCGTCCCTGTCGGCCATGTCACAGTGCGACTACCTGTTCCATCTTGCACCAATTGAATAGTAACTGACACGAAATTCGATCCGGGAACGTTACTGAATGCGAGCGTGGCATTCGCTGTTAGGGTGAGCCTAAACACATTACCATTAGCAAGATTCATTGTATAAGAGCTGCCAGTCGATGCACTAGTCAATGTCTCGGTATAATCTTGAAGATTAGCACTCCAAGTCCCAGTGGTAATAGTTCCTACAGAGGATAACGAAGACAATGTAGTCACGCTACTATTCACAAGAGTACCAGAAGTAGGCAATGTGACGCTAGTCGTTCCAGTGGTGGTTAGGGTAAGAGAATTCGCACCAGATGTAGTGAAGGCACCAGCGGTACTAACATTGCCCGCAATGGTGATCGTATTGGCGCCATTATTGACACCAGTTCCGCCATACGTCGAACCAACTACTGATCCATTCCATGTACCACTAGTTATTGTGCCTACCGTAGCAATGCTCGATCCGCCAGCGTATGTAGAGGCAACAGCGAGAGTCGGGTTGCCTGAAACACCATCGCCATTGGTAACGGTGATTGAATTTGTTGTTCCGGTTATTGTGCGTGCAGTATAAGTATTAGTTGCGGTCTCGACCAATACTCCGCTAGATGCAAATCCATTCCATCCACTAATACCACTAGCTAAGGTAATATCTGTACTGAAGTTTCCAGAATCGTCAGTTGCTACGATACCAGTTGCAGCAAAATTGAGTATATTCCGTCTTGTGACAGGAGTGCCATTATTTTCCACTTCCACATAGGCTTGAATAGGTTCCGTACCTGTAGTAAACCCATATACAGTAGTGCCCCCGTTATCAGTGAGGAAAGTAAAGATATCAACTGCATTCGCTGCCGTATTTAATGTCGGAGTTGAGCCACTAGCCCAAGTCACGGCTGCGGGCCAAGTGACGGTCCTGCTGCCTGTACCATCCTGTCTCAATATCACGATGAATGTAGTGGTGTTGCTAGCAGGAATATTGCTAAAGCTGAGCGTACAGTTCGCTGTCAAAGTAATATCAAAGATATCACTAAGCGCTTTATTGATCGTGTAGGAGCTACCACTACTAGACGCCGTAGTGGTAACATCCGAAGACGTGAAGTTGACCAAATTGCCAGTCATTGTTCCACCGGCAGTGGGCAAGTAGATATCGTTGACTGAATTTTGGGTCGCCATGCTTCATCCTATGCGTAAGTGATATTGCCTGTGCTGCTGAGTACTTGGAATGTGGTATTGGCCACAGTGCAAAGCACGCGAATCGAATCGCCTTTCATGGTAGATGCTAAAGATCCGGTAACACCAGTCGTAGTCGCCACATCACCAAATTGAATCGATTGTCCAGCAGCTTGAGTTACAGTCCATCCACCAGCAGTGGTACCAGTACTGATTTCGAAGATAGTGCCATAGGCAGCTGTAGTTGGCAATGCAAAAGCTACAGGTGAAGCATTGCTAGCTGTGTATCCATTACTTGGAGCAATAGTTTGAGTGGTTCCTGTGACATCAGTCCATGTTTCTCCAGTGACAGTAGCAGCAATCGTAATGGTTCCTGCTCCATTTGTGATGCTGATGCCGGTACCTGCTGTGAGAGTAGCCTGCGCAGGATCAGCCCCTGTACTACCGATAAGCAATTGACCGTTACTGAGAGTTTTAGATACAACTGCCGAAGTTCCTTCACCAACCAGGATACCATGAGCAGTTAAGCTCGTAGCACCAGTGCCACCATTAGCAACGCTAACGGGAGCTGTGATGTCAAAGTTAAGCGAGCCAGCACCCGTGGTGATAGTTAAAGTACTTCCGCTGCTAGTAGGTGCTGCCGAAACTGGGTTTGCGCCTGTGGAACCGATCCACAACTGACCATTGGTCAAACTATTGGTATTAATACTATTATTTGTTGCCATTATATCCCTCTTATCCCTATACGACTGTTATATTACCATTTGAATCCGCTACCACGAATGTGGTATTCGCATTCACTGCTACTATGTCCAAACAATCGGTGACTTCAGTCGATGTTAAATGTCCCGAAGTTCCGAGTGTTGTACTTGTATTGCCCCATGCGATAGATTGACTAGATGCCTGATCAATAGTCCAACCACCAGCGTAGCCGACGATGCGTACTTCCGCGCCAGCCGCAAATGCAAGTGGCAGTGTCAGGGTAATTTGACTCACAGCGTTAACGATGTAACCAGTATTTGGTGTCATCAAGGTACTGCTAGTGACGACAACCCAACTAAATCCACCACCACCTGTTGCGGGCTGGAAAGTAGGAGCAGAGCCGGCTCCATTTGATGTCAGAACATATCCGGCAGTGGAAGAGGCTATAGCGGTTACATTGTTTGATCCGTCCGTAGCAAGAGCAGAATTTGCCGTTAGCATTGGAAGATTCAAGACGCCAGCGTTATTCAATTGGAATAACAGGATAGATTCTGTGTAATCATACATCTGGAAAGAAGACGTATTCAGACCAAAAGTGGTTTGAACACCACCCGTTCCACCGCCTGTAGAATTATTACCATTGAGATAGATAGCCCCACCAGAAGTAGCCATACCGCCACCATAAATCTGGATCCAACTATCATTCAATCCGCCGTCTGTACGGAATATCGTTGCGCCACCACCAGGATTACCGGATAACTCGATGTGCTGTCCATGGCCATGGGACCCTGAGGGATCGCTCGTTATTTTAAGAACGGTTTCTGCTGTCAAGAGACTAGAGGGCTGGGTGAGGGCTAGTGTGTAGTTGGCATCATTCCAATTGAAATTGGCATTATCTTGCGTGATGATCGTACCATTCGAGTATAGTACCGATCCCGCGGAAAACGGCCCGAGCACGCCAGTAGCAATAATATCGCCTAACTCTGTATCAATACCCTGCAGGTTGCCCTCAACGTAGATACTGGTAGCCGTGTAATTGATGGGAGTATAATTGGCACTAATGTTAGAAGCTGTGCCACTAACAAAATGCGTACCATTCCCCACAATGGCAGTTCCTAGAGTTGGAGTTAACCCAGCGATATCATCCAGCGTCATGGCAAATGTAACATTAGTGCGAGCACTGCCAGGATCATCGGTGACAACTGCAGCGGCACCAACAAAATTTAATGTACTTTCTTGAGGCAGATTAGATCCATTCTCTTGGATGGTAGTGTAACCACCACCTCCGCCACCGCCACCAGTAATGATTTTGATATCTGCCATTAGATTATCTGAGCCGTTACATTAAGGTTAGTAGAGCCGCCAGCATTGGAAAGAACACAACGAATAAGATCACCGTAAACCACATTTTCCAAAGTAACCTGACCATCTTGGGTGAAGGACATAACTGCACCGCTGAGATTAAGGATAGGAACCCAGTACGTGTTATCAAATGGCGTAATTGTTTGGAATAATATTGTTGCCCCATCCCACGTTCCCCAAAATTTTAAACATGCTGTTCCCTTCGGGAGCAGAAATGGAAATCCAGCAGAATTAGCGCTTGTTGTTTGGGCCTCAAAGAACGGTATAAATTGAGTATCAACCGTTTGTATGGTCATCTTTGTATCTCCTGTACATTTCGGCGTCTACGGCCTCCGGACCGTAAACATCGTAAGGATTTTTGTCCCTACACTGAATATGCACTATTTCATGATTCAAGGTTGATCCCATCGTCACAAACAGTCCCTCTTCCCTCGCAATATCTGCAAGTATGTTCTTTCTCAAGGCAACATCTTCCGTCGCAAATGGATCAGCTGGTTTAACAACTACATCCAATGCTTCGCCCCAGTTGTGCCAATCGAACCCAGGCTTTTCCTTGGGATTCCAATCTGTCAAAGTACGTCCTGTCGCGGCAGAACTGAGTACCTCTGACAAAAATGGGCTTCCCGCCATCTCCAACTCTATAACTGCCGACATAATAGCTGAATCGGAATTTATAGATCTCCATCTCTCGGCATGATCAAATAGATTGATAAAGCCTCGATACGGATTGATATTTAAACCATTCTCTAAAGCTTTCACCCGAACCTTGCTGTAGGCCACGAGGAAATCTTCATCTAACTGGCTTAAATCTACCATCGTTTACCCTAGCTCAGAACTACATACGACACGCTAGAAGTATCAGCACCCGACCCAGAATGAATTACAAATCCAGTCCCGGGAGTGATGACATAACCTAGAGCATTCGGCGTAGCATTTGCTTCGGTAAGCATCACAACACTACCAGCTGCAATAGCAGGTAAAGCAACAGTGGCCGTTCCAGCCGCAAGCGTTACAGTTCCAATTCCTAAAACTGTAGCGCCGCCAAGAAATAGTGTGCTGATCTCAGAAATCAGAGCCTCGAAAGGAGACCATTGATTTAGACCGTTAGCACCAAAACGTTGAATTACGAATTTATCAGTTGGCAGAAGAGCAGCTGTAGACACTCCTTCCGCACGCACAACACCCATTTGAGGCATAATAGAATCTCCTATAAAGATTCTAAATTGTAGCAAACAAAAACATGTAATGCATCAACTTTCGATTCTATTATGCCTGTTATTTTTCAATTACTGATTATTTAGGGCGCGTCTTTGCAATTCAGCTTCTAACTCTTCTCTGGAAAACTCCGGCTGCGGCGATGACGCTTGTTCAGGATTTGTATAAGCGTGCTCGAATTTATCGATGTCTTGCTTAAGTTCGGGATGGGTTTGTTTTATTTGTTTCATGGATTCACTTACAAAGCTCTTCTGCTTCCCTAGGTCTCTGATCTTAGATGCTCTGTAGATAGAATTTATAAAAGATGGCGCGCCTATTAGTCTGGCAGGAATATTACCAGCAACAAGACCAGCAAGCAAACCTGGAAGCCCACCATATTGAGCTCCGAGCACCCCTGCCGCGCCTTCCGTCAGGAATCTTCCTGGACCCTCCCCTACACCAGCTAATTCGATAAACTTATCCTGAGAAGCTTTTGGCAGACCGGACAATACTATTTTTTGAGCATTTGGTTCTAATCCATTGAAGCTACGGAAAAAGTTCTCCGTGATAAATTCATTCTGATTATTCTTTCCAAGTTCATTTATCATCGTAGCACTGAGTTGCGCTCTATGGTCGGGCGCTAAATGCTTCATTGCAACTTCCATTTTATCTGCATCTGCCCGCTTCACATCAGACAAGACAGACTTAAATGCGCCGGTTGGAGTTTCCTCCTTGATAAGCATATTAAAAATATCCCGGTCTCTTGAACTCAGGCTTGAATAAAATTCGTTCGCCTTTGACAAAGCTTCATACCCTTTAGGATTGGTGGATTTGAGATTATCCTTAATCTCGCGCTCCAATATTCCTTCGATATGCTTGATTCTACCTTGCGCTTTATTGCCCAATTGACCGTGCGTGGTGATCAAATCAGAGAGTTCATCCTTATAGAGCTTTGCCGTTTCATAAGGCAAATGACCATCGTTCTGAAGTATATCTGCCCTAATTCTTCCCAATAACTTCCCAGCGGGAGATTCCCTCAAAAGACTTTCATGTTGAGCGGTCTTTCCTCCCAACGAAGCTTCGATAGTTTTGGATGTTTTGCTTAAAGGGATGCGAGCATTTTCATCGATTAGATTTTCAGCTGCTCCAAACAATTTAGAGGCCTCTTCGCCAGCAATCTCTCTATACTTAGCAGCGCCCTTCTTGATTAGGCCTCCGGCTTGCTCCATTGGGACGGCCTGCTCCAAGTTACCTTCACGATTAAAGAACTCTTTCTCTGCGACACTAGGTCTTTTTAAAGAGACGGATCCAACCTTACCGCCCAGCAACGCACCTCCGAGTGCTCCAAGAGCAGGATGTTCTGGCAATAATTCTTGTCCAGCTTCAGCACCTATTCCGGCACCAGCAAGTGGAGCAAGCTCTCCTACAGTTTGAGGTAAGAAAGCTGGTATAGCCTTCCCAAGTCCTCTGGCTGCTAGACTACCGAGTCCTCCGCCACCTGCAAATTCCACAGCAGATGACGCTGCGCGCTCCCCAAAAGTCTTAGGAGCGAATTTTCCGCCAGAAAGCTTGTCTATCAACTCTTTCGCTTTCTCACTTGGATAAGGATATTGTTCAACTGCAGTTGGAATTTTCTCTCCACGAAGTTTTTCTCCTACATATCTTCCACCTATTGCCCCTATGTTGGAGGCAAGTTGAGGAAGATTAGCAAGTCCAGCAACGCCAGATGCTAAAGCACGACCTACCATCCCGGCACCTCGACCCAGAGTATTGGCAAATCCATCCTGAGACTGACGTCTTTGTAGTTCCTGTAGAAGTTCTTCTTTAGAAAATTCCATTGTTACCTACCATAATTTTGCAGCATGCTTTGAATTTCTTCATTCGATAAATTTTGCAACCCACGCTGAGGAATAGCCTCTTCTGCACCCAATTCATCTGGCTTAAACAACACCACATTCTCAGGATTAACCTGATACTTTTCGGCGAGATTCTTATACTGGGATGATACTTCCTTATAATTTATCACATAAGTTTTGTACTGTCCTTTAGCGCTTTTCACAAAGTCTGCTCGTTGTTCCGGAGTCAGTCTCTGGCCACTCAAAGCCTTATTGTATATATTTCTGATTCTTTCTGGAACACCAGCAGCATTTTCTGCGCTTGCAACTTCACTCTCTCTAACCGTTGAAGGAGGATCTATAAGTTTCATGAAGCCGAATGTGAGAGCAATGTCATTTGCAGCAGAAGGATTTGATGCAGCTTCTTTCACTTTATTATATGCGTGCTTGACGGTTTTGTATTCACCCGATTCTTTAGCCACTTCAGCACGAAGCTCTTTCTCAATCTTTGCAGCTTCAGAAGGCGATACGCCCCCAGCTAATTCATTCATGAGTTGTTGTTGTCTGAGACTCATTGCCTGCTGTTCCAGTCCTAAACCTTGACGCTTCAATCCTATTTCTTCGCCACGGAAACCAAGCTCTTGGTTGCCAGCATGGATATTAAACAACGTGGCTATTTCCTGAGGCTTGAGTCCTGCAGATGCCAGAGCAGATTGCGCAGATTGTGGGTTACTCCAATCGATATTCTGCAATATTTCTGGCAGCTTCTGCTGGAGCATCATTGCTCGTTGTTGCTCAGCCTGCTGATTTTGAAAATCCTGCTGACGACGAGCTTCCTCTTGTTGCTGCTGTTGCAATAATGCCGCCTGTGTCAAGGATTGACCAACACCCGGATTGATCTGTCCAAGCGCAGCAATAAACTGCGGATTGTTAGTTAGACTACCCAATGAGTTACCAAAGTTCTCAAAGAATCCTGCCATGATAATCTCCTATCTATATCCATAAGCTGGGTTAAAACCGCGATTTCCACCAGCAATTCCACCGTAACCGCCGGATAGTCTGCCACCCAGGCCTACGCTTCCTGGAATTTGTGGCTGCACACCATACATGCCTGCGCCGAGGGCCCCTGCTTGTGGAGCGGCTCCCCAAACATTGTTACCAAAAGTACCGCCCATACCGCCGCCTAAGTTCTGAAGTCCGCCCCCACCTTGACCCATGAAATTGCCATAATTGAGTCCTGCTGATCCAAGCGCTTGTAACCCTGCACCCCATCTCGCAGCCGCATTAGGCTTGCCTGCAACTTCACCAGTGGAAGTACCCGAAGAAGTCGGGCTTTCACCTGGAATCATATTGAGCAATGCGCCAAGATTTGCTGTGCGATTTTGAGGCAACGCTGCTTGTAGTTGGGGTTGCAAGTAATTCAAATATTGCTGGTTCTGCTCTTGAATGGCCGTACCGGAGTTGAGCAGGTCCATCAATGATTGGCGTCTTTCACCGATACCTTGCTGGCGGAGTCCCAAAGCACCTTGGAAACCCTCTGCCTGAGCAGCACGTTGCATGTTGTTATAATCATTCTGAAGTTGTCCAAGATAAGTACCGTATGCCGAACTATTCTGGGCTCCAAGATTACCATTATTTTGTGCGCCAGCACTTGCAAGCGCAATATCACGTTGTCTGTTGATACTTTCCAATGTCGGATTAAGTACGTTCTCATTATAGAGATTCTGATAGGGAGCAAGCTCGTTACCAAGCTCTGCAGGATTACCACTGCCGGTTCCAGCGCCCTGAGCCAGTTGTGTCAATGCTTGTATCTGATAAGGGTTGAAATCTTCAATTACCCCAAGTGGCTTTGCTCCACCATTTCCACCAAAAGGGCTGCCATTTTGGTTAAAGTATTGCTGAAGTTGTTGCAAACTTTGAGAGGCAAAAGGACCTGTATCTGCTTGTCCCATAGGAGTAGTTTGGTAAGGACCTTGCGATTGAGCAAGTGATTGAGGTAAGAATTGCTTTAGATAGGCATTCCTTAACTCCTGTGGATAGGTTTGGAAACCACCACGCGACTCACTCTGTGATTGCGCAGGGCGAGCGCCTTTTCTTCCTCCGCCGAAGGCAGATAATGCGGCCCCTCCTGCTAACGCTGCTCCAGCTAATGGTAATGCGGCCATTGGCATATTAGTTTCCTCCGTAAATAAAATTGCTTCCCGCACAAACGAAACCGTGCTTCTTCAGATATCTATCTTTCAATTCTGAATGATTGGCCGTCATATGCCCCATTAAAATCATAACTTTCATTTCGTCCGCGACTTTTTTGACTTCATTGATCAACATATCCGCTATTCCATGTTGCCTATAGTCTGCATCAGTCATTAGAAATTCGTTTCCTAATATCTGAACCTCATTGTTCCAGCCAAAATGATTCCAATTCATTCCAATACATCCAACCATTCTCTGGTCCGATGTTTCGGTCACATATACGATTCCGTTACTTATAATAGATGCTAACCAAATACCACTATAAGAACAAGCTGGAGGGAATCCCCCGACCCTTAACTCATCAAACCAATCGAGTAAAAGAAACATTATCCTTGAGTGATCCAGAACATTGGCTTTCCTGATACTGATTTCCATCTCTTAACCGCTAAAAAGTACTACAAACTATTCTAACCCATTGCAATGCCCCGCCAATGTTAAGCAGGTTATACTGATAGGTTGCAGTTTGAACTATATCATAAAGTTGATCACCAGTCTCTATATCTGAACTTGTGGTTGGAGCATTTCTATCGGTTCTGAGTCTGCCTTGAACGAATGTTGTAGGCAATGTCAGCTCTAGATAATTAAGCTGATCCTCTACGCGTCGAACCCTCTCTTCTCCAACGGATCCACCGGTAACGGCATTCTGATCGGTAAAACGAGACATGGTTACCTCGTTGATGATGGTTTGATTTCTTCGTAACAATTACCCAGCAAGAAGTTTCCATCAATCACATTACTGACAAACTGATATTGACGCTGACGCCCAACCATCATCACATCAACTTTCGTCGTTGTAGGATTAAGGGTATAGGTGGCCTGGAAATTACTGTTCACATTGTGCACTAATGGTGATTGGGCATATAATTTAACATTGGTGTTCAAAGTCATGCCGCCCTTTTGCTTCAAGTCAGGATAGAAGCTGTAAATAACCATAGTGTTATCACCCTCATCTATCTGTGCATAGCAAGTAGTCGCATAGGAAAGCATTGGTGCATATTGATTTTCGGATGGATCCGTTGCAGGATTGTAAGCAGAATTATAATCATTGACTCCAACTTCATGCTGAAATAGACGATCCGAAGATCCATAATTAATGGTGACATTGGGACCACCACTATTTATCACGGAACTGGTGCTAAATGCATGCATCGTGTCCACATTGATCTGCAGATACCCACCCAGAGCAAATAGAACTTTATTGGTCGAGTTAATCTCAGCGCTGCTAAATCCACCAAAGCCTACAGCATTAGTGATGCTTACTGTATCACCTGCATTAATAGTATTCAGTCCGGAGTTTATTCCGATTATTGCCGTGCCGATCGTGATAGCGCTTCCGCCGCCTGTTCCTGAAGAAGTTGCTGCACTTCCAGCGGTGAATGAGATGGATTGGATTGGAGGATCACCATAATCTCCCACCCCATATAGACCGGTACCATAGCCAACTGTACGTGTTACAGAAGTGACAGTACGCTCTCCATTAAGATCAGCAGCTAAAATACCATTGGTATTCGTGGCACCACTGATGAATATCTTGTCGCCAGGGAATAGATATGCTGTGATAGCTACATCTACTACTACATTATCCGAGGTATTGGTCGTAGTAAGAGGATTGGCACCAAGCGTATAAAAGAAAGTACTCAGAGAGTTCGGAATGACCAAAGCATTAGTGATATTGCTTTGTATCAATAATGGGTATTGGCTAACGTTTGTTGGTTCTTCCGCTGCCGTTCTGGACAATGTACCAATCGACCAATGCGACTCTTTGTAGTTATAAATCACATAATTGTTTGGATTAATATCCTGGCCTGCAGGATAAAAAAACCATATCTCATTAAACTCTACATTAGGGAATGTGAAGCAAGTAGAAGAGGCTGCCCAGTTGATATTATCATACACATAACGTTTAACTGTATTATTTGGCAAGATGTTAACCGTGTAGCCATCAAATACATAGAAGTCGCCCTGTCCCATCCAGAACACCGCATCCTCTATCTCAGAGCGCGCCTTTGGGGCTATAATGCCATCCGTAGCGAAAAGCTTCCTTATCAACCAGATCTGAGGCTTATTGATGAATTGCAGGTTATATACTTCGCTTGATGTGAAAACGATATCGTGATTCCGTGCTGAAGCTTGACTGATTAATGGCCCTGCTTGATCCAGCACTGTGACGTAGGAGAAAGTTGAAGGACCAGGAGTCCATTGGTCGTATCCATTATTGCCAAGGAGCACATTGGATTGATCACTGAAGTATAATTGATTAAGTAATCCTTGGCTGCCTAATGTACAGACAGAGTTATTGGACACATAAACCCACTTTACTCCTGTGGGAACGGGACTCCCAGAGATCGCTGTGATCAAGGTGGGTGCAACATCAATATCAAAGTTCGTCCAAATGTAAAGATTTGGATCCGTACTTGCTCCATCGCCTGGCGTTAGAATAAGATTGTTGCCATATTTATCCATAGACCAAATACGTGGATAAATAACATTGTCTGGATTATTAAATATCTTTGCATCGCCGTAGTCGCCTACACCGTAGTTCCCACCACCATACCCATATCC